ATCCTTGATGAATCAATCATGATCAAATATGGAACGCCTTCATCATTGCGATCCAAAACCACGAATGAATTTGGTTTGTTCTTGAACACGTCCATCGCGTGTCGTTCGATCCATTCTTCCGGCTTGTTTTCTTGGATCCATCGTTCCAACGCTTCGATGTTTCGATCACCTTCAACATTGAAAAAACGGTTTTTCCCGTCAAAAACCTTGAAAAAGTCATTTAAAATGGAATCGGATAATTGAACAACCGGAAGTGGAAATCTTGAAAACTGCAAAACGCGATCAAATTTTTTCGTTGATCGCGCTTTCAATGTTTCCATTAATCTTTGCCAATACGGTTCATGTGACAATTCGTGTTTGGAAAAATCTTCTGTAAAAACACGCAATTGTGATTCTTGGTCTTTAACCTTTGCAATTTGATTTGAAAACCTTGGTTCCTTCAAGATTTTCACCGCCGATGTTGTGTTCAATTTCATTTTTTGATCCGTGTGTTTGGTTCTTTACTTCTTCACCTTCACAATCTCTTTTCCGTTCCAATCAAAATCCTTGGAATCCAATTCCCATTGAGAATTCGACAATCCCAAAATTTTGTTGGCTTGACCGATTGGAAATGATTGTTTTTTTGCTGATTTCCCTTTTGCGAAGTCCTTTGATTTCAAAGGAACCATCACGGTTTCATTTTCTTTTGCCATAATTTATTGAAGTTGTGTCAACGAATTATAGTTCCGTTAACGGGTTAAAATTAGGCTTTAAGACAACAAGGTTGTCCGACCATCCTTCTTGAAGTTCGAACGACATATTGACGGTGTCTTTGGTTCCGAAACCGGCGTTGTTTCGATCCGAAACGAAAACCGATTGAATTGGAAATCCGGTGTGTGTTTGGGCTGATAATTCCGCCACCGCGATTCGTCCACCTTGTAAAAACAAGTAAACGACCAAGTTTTTTTCACAAATCAACGCTTTCAATTGCTTTTCAGCCGTTGAAGATAATGACTTGAACAGGCATGAAAATGAAGAAGGGTTCACGCCTTCAACTTCTTCAACACCGTTCAATGTCGAGTTGTCACCACCACCCGTTGTGATGGCTTCACCGGCTTCGATCGTTGGATCACCACCAATCAAAGGCGTGATCACAATTTTCGTGTCATCGGACGCCGACGTGAATCCCTGCCATGAAGACAATTCAAGAATGTCGGACGTCGCGCCGGAATCAAAGATTGATCCATCACGTTGGAAGGCCAATTTTTGAATTTGTTTTAAATCAACGCCACACGCTTCCGCGACGATTTCAGTCAACGAAGTTGGCGCCGGACAATTACAATCCATAGTTTAAAATTTTTAAATTAGACAATATTTTCAAAATCAAGAATTTCGCGATTGCGTTCCCGTGGCAAGTTGAATTCTTTTCAAAAGTAATCAAAAAAAAATCAAAAAAAAATGATCATTCGGAAGGAAATCCGAACAATCGTTTGAAACACCGCGTCAATGTTGGTTTTTTTACTGTTTAAGAATAGTCCACAAAAACTTCGGAATCTTCAATGAAGTGTTCGTGGATCGCATAGGTCAAAACGTCAACCATGTCATCTTGTGTTCCATTCGGAAACACGGCCAATTGTTCCAAGAATTCGTCGATCCAAGGTCCACGGATCAAAAAGACTTTTCCGGACGCCAACGTTGGTTGAATATTTTCGACACGGTTCATTTTCCCATAAGACACGACCTTTGAATTGATCTTCACACAATTGTGGGATCCGTATTTCGGTGACTTCAACATTGAATAAAATCCATAACCGGACGCCTTCATTTCGATGTTCACCGTGGATCTTCCGGAATAACCCATGGAACGGAAAAACGGTCGAATATATTCCAAGAATTCGTGAAGTTCCTTTCGGACACCGTGACAATTGAAGACATATAAATTCCCATTGTATTTTGAACAAACCAACGTGGCTGATTCGTCGTTTTCTGTTTTATCTGTGAACGCGCCATCAATCCAAAATTCCTTGGCGACGTGATCCGGATTGAACGGAAGTTCTTCCGGACCGATCGTTCGGAACCATTCTTTTTTGATCTTGTTTCCTTTTGCCGGTGATGGTCTTTGTTGGTTCAATGACGCGTGTGTTGTTGGATTGATTCTTCGTGTCTTGATGTGTTTTTCGGCTGAATGTTTTTCCGGCCACAACGCTTCATCGATCGATCGTGGATCGCCAAGATCCATCGCGTTGGCCATTGGGTTTTTTGATTCCTTTAATGCCGGAAGACATATCACGTCCCATTCGTTCAATTCTTCTTGATCAAAATGTTCGTTTTTAGGATTGAACAACCTTCCGGCCAAGTCATCTTCATGCCATCTTGTAAACAACATTAATTGACGCGAATCATTGTGAAGACGCGTTTTGAACACGTCATTATACCAATCCCAAAGATTGTCACGATATGTCTTTGAATTGGCTTGTTTTCGATCCTTGATCGGATCGTCAATGATCCCGAAGTCAACCGGTGTTCCCGTCAATGATCCACCAATGGACACGGCCTTGAAAAATCCTTTGTGTTTGACGATTTCGAAATATGTGTTGTTTCGAAGTTCATTGGTCGTTTCGATTCCTTTTCCCGGAAGGACCACGCCCGGATAAATTTCCCGGAAGTCTTTTGAATCGATAATATCTTGACATTCACGATTGAATTTGGACGCGTGTGTGTCTGAATAGGACGCCACGGCGATCCCGGCCGTTGGTATTTGTCCAAGGATCTTCGCCGGTGTCATCACGGATGACATTGTGGATTTTCCGTGTTGTGGTGGCATGAAGACGGCGACTTTTTTTCTTTTCCCGGTGATCCAATCGTCCAAAACAGAATAAACCGCGCGATGAAACCATTCATTTTTGATCTTTGGGTTTGTGTAGGTGGCGAAATGTTCCAACTTCCGTTGGGCCAATTTACCGTGGATCCGTCTTTGGATCTTTAACGCTTGGACAATTTGTTCACGATTCATTCGTCAATTTGCCGGTGATTTGGTTCATAAGATCCAACAATTCTTCGTCCGTTTTCCCGTCCAACTGATCTTCAAATTGTGATTTGTCTTGAACTTGGATGAATTTTCCGAAACCTTCTTTTCGGGCCAAACGATCCAAAACGAAGTGGATCGATTTTTCGGAATTGTTTTCCAAATGGTGTTTCAAACCTTTTTTGGCCATATCAACAAGAAGATCCCGTGATTGATCAATGTGTTGTTTCAATGATGGGTCGTCCTTGATCCATTTATGGACCGATTGACGCGTCACGCCACACGCGTCCGCGATGTCCGTCAAAATTCCACCATGTTGGTGAATCAATTCAATCAACTTTTTTTTGGAAGGTTTTCGCGCCATTTTTTATGTTCTGTTTTTTTGTCTTCACCCCGTGGACAATGTTGACCAAGGTCCCGTCATTGCTGAATTCTTAATTTTAGGATTTTTCTTGATTTTCGTCATTTTTTTCACCCGATTCGAAGGTGTGACGATACGTTGTTTCCGGATTTTCTTCCGCATAGCTTTTTGAAACGATTTTTCCGGTGATTGACGATTTGTAAATAAAACGCTCTTTCATCTTTCATTTGTTTAGGTTAAAACTTTTTTTTGCTTACAATTTACGCCGATTTTACGGCTTAAATGTTAAATTCTGTAAACTTTGAATATTTCTTCCGGGATGGAATTTGAAGTGGATCCGGCTTCGCCTTTGGTCTTCCGACCTTCATTCCCGTCCCTTTGGAAATGTTATCACAAAGATATAAAAAAACCGGAATGTTTGTTTTCCGGTCAATTTAGAACAAAAAGAAACCCGGTGATTGTGCTTTTCCTTACATGATCCCGGGTTTCGTGCTATTAATCAATTTAAATCCCTTTTTCCCAACACTTCCCAATGTAAAAGGGAAAAAGTTTGTTCATTATGTTTATGACTGCTAATTTATGAAATTATTTCGAACATTTGCACATTTTATTTTCCAACCAACAATCACATGGTCTTCGACCTTCTTCCGGACGGACCACAATCGGATCCACAACCGGGATTTCCTTCGGATCCAATCCAATGGCGTCCAACAATGTCGGAATGTCGTCCAAGTGATCTTCCATTCGTTTGTGGCTTGTCACGGATCCGCAGTCTTTACAATCCCAATTCAATGAATCCAATCGTTTGACTTTTTTCGATCCACAATTCAAACATTTTGGTTTGTTTTTGATCATGGCCATTTCTTCGCCGGTTTCCGGGTTTTGGAAACATACGATGTGACCATCGAAGACACGCGCGATCGATTGACAAATCTTGTTTGAAATCTTGTGGCCGTCAAAATATCGCTTTTCGGTCCAATGGACGATTTCACCTTCGAAATCTTTGTTGAAATATGCGAAGAATTCTACCGGATTGTTGAAACCATCATTGATGGCCAATTCCGTGATTTCATCAATATCAAGGATCATTCCATCAACGGACACCAACGGGATGTCATCTTCACCACGTTGTTTGATCAAAATTTCTTCCGTCCCGGAACAATGGATCACCGGCGCGAATTGAAAACGCTTGGCCGTTCTTGATCCAATTTCAAAATGGATCTTGAATCCTTGGCGCCATCGTCCCTTGGATCTTCGGATCGTGTGAATCTTCGGTGGTTCTTTTTTTAGAACTTGGAAAAAATATTCAATTTCATTTGCTGATCCAAGTCGTTCGACATACCGATCAATGAAAGGTTGTCGGCTTTGATCGAAGTTCGCCAAGATCTTCGGAACAAAGTGTGTTTCCAATCCACCGATCACGTCTTTTTCTTTTGGGAAATTTAATGAAAACGCCAAATTCATGATCAATTGTTTTTTGGATCCACGATTTGAACGTTCTTCCATTGTTCTTCCATGGCGCGTTCATTGTAGGAATGACCGGCGCGATATATGGCGTCGTTCATTTCGTTGAACGTCGGTTCACCCATGGATCCGTCTTCCATCTTCTTGAACGCTTCGGCGATCCCGTCCATGATTCCTTTGTATATCATTTTGACGCGTTCTTGGGATTCCGCTTTTCGTTGAAGAACGATTTTTTCCATCGCCACTTTTTTTTGTTGTTGTTGATTCAATTGTTTGACCGGAATTTTCGGTCCTTTGTTTTTACCTTTTGCCATCTTGTTTTTGGTTTTTGGTGTTAATATTGATTTTTATTTGTCTTTGAATCTTATGGATCCGGGATCCACTTTGTGAATTTGGCCGTCCGGACCTTCAACGATTCCTATGGTCCATTGGAATGTTTCGTCGTGTGTTTCGTAAAAATCCACACCCCATTGATGGAACAATCCGTCTTTGATTCGTTTTCCGGATCCATTCATCACGTCAAATTCACATGGTCTTTTTTTTATTATATTTTCCATTTTTTCTTTTGATTTTGTCGGCCGGTTCGCCGTTCCATTATCGCTTCATGATTTTAAAAATTTTCATTTGGAAACTTTTCCCGGGCCAACCATCTTGGAATTTCCAATTCTTCTTTTTCCGCATCATAATTGAATTGCGAATTCGGCATCCATACCAAATCACCTTCGCAATTGAATTTTGTGGCTTTTCCGCTCATTAATGCCGGGACCGCTTGAATGATCACCGGATCTTGAATTTCGTTTTTTTTCATTTTGTATTGTCTGTTTTTTTGTTGAAATATCGCCATTTAAAATCGTCTTGTGGTTCCCGGCAAAGAAACCGCCACGTCATTGTCACAAAATCAAACCAACCAACCGTGTGTTGGTCCATGCTGATCGAATAGATCAAAACATCCACCGACAATCCGTTTTCCGCTTTTGAAAGTTCTTCCGGAAAATCGGTGGATTCATTCCATGGATCATTCATCTTTCGACGCCAATCGTTTTTGTCGTTCTAAAAACGAACGGTGATCCCAAACCGCCTTGAAACCATAGAACATTTGAACAAAGACGAAAAACGCCCAAACCGTGATGTTTATCCATGAAGAATAAACCGACACGATCACCAACGCGATGGCGCCCAAAATAAAGTTAATAAATCGATAAATCCCAACACGAACGATTGTTTCTTTTTGGTGGTCTTTATACACTTGATCAATGACATCCAATTCGGCTTCCGACAATCCGGTTCCGGTTTTCTTTTTGACACCCATCCAAACGTCGAAACGCTCTTGGGAATCGTTTTTGAAGATCGCGTCTTCTTTTTGCTTTTGTTTTTCCATTTTAAAGTGATTTTAATTGATTTTCAATTTTCACATACCATTCACCCAAATCGGCTTTGACACCCATCCACGCGATCTTCATTTCGCCGTTTTCAAAATCGGGTTCCGATTCCGGAAAAGAATCAATAAAACGATCCAAGGTTTGTTGGGCCAATGATTTGTCGGCCATCAATTTTTTTTGACGCTCGGTGTTTTTTTTGAACTGATCGATCATTTCTTGGATTTCTTCAAAATATGATTGCCATTCACCCGGGTCAACCGTTGAAATTTCATCTAATGAAATCGCAAAATCAAAACCAACCATTTCCGGATCTGTTTTTGATTTTGTCAAACCAATTTTTTCCAAGACTTGAATTCTATTGGCGACAATTCGTTCCCACTCTTTTCCGATTTCTTCTTTTTCCTTGACCAACTGATCACGACGTTGTTTCATGGATCTTCGGACGTTCTTCACCATTTGATCAAATTCCGGTTCAACTTCCGGTTCAATGCCGTTCCGGTTTTCCAATAAAGATTCGATTTTTCCCAAATCTTCTTCAAATGTATTGACGTCGGTTTGAAATATTTGGTCCAAATAACCTTGTGACATCTTTTGGACCCTTGATCGTTGTTCGTTGATCCGTGCGTTTCTTTCGTTTTCTGACTTCAAGGCTTCCAATTGATCGTGTTGTTCCTTTTCGACCTTCAAACGCTCTTGTTTGGCTTGTGCGCGTTTGATAACACGGCCACACATTTCATCAAAATTCGGTCGTTGATCACCAAACATCAATTCCGGATCTTCCAACACGTTTTTGATTTCATCCATCAAACCTTCATTTTCAATCGTGGCGTTGTCGATCAAATTATTCAAAGACAATTCAATGGACTGAATTTTCAAAGTTCGTTCATTCATCAAGGATTGAACGCGTGTTTCTTCTCGATCGATCAACGTGGCTTTGATTGTTTCGAAACGTTCTTGGTTTTCGTCGATTTTTTCGGCGAATAACGGTTGGAATTCTTCAAAGTCCTTTTCAATGTTTGTGTTGATCAATTCATCGATTCGACTTTTGGTTTCATCAATCGTTTCAAAGGTCATCCGATTCACCAACGAAGAAAATTCAAGTGAAAACATTTCGATTGCTTCTTCGATCTTGGCGACGCGTTCTTCTTCTTTGCGTTGTTCGGCCATTCGTTCTTCTTCCAAAATCTTTTCCCATCGATCGATTTCGGCTTGTTGTTTTTCTTCATGTGGTTGTGTGATCCCGATCAAGTCTTTGGCCAATTGGATAGTTCGTTTTCTAAAGTTTGACACGACCGATCCGATCGTCTTGTCTTGGTTTTGGATTTCGGTTCTTCCGGACTTCAACGCCGTTCGGTTTCTCTTTGCGTGTTCATAGGATTCACGATCCGTGATTTCAACGAATGGATGTTCCTTCACCAACTGTTCTTGTTTCTCTTTGAAGGAATCTAATTCCACGACTTTGGCGCTTTCTAATGTCGCCAATTCAAATGTTTGTTTTTGCTTTGCCATTTTATTTTTGTTTTTCAATTATTAAAGTTTTCAATTTTTCTTTTGTTTCGATCGGAAAATCCGAATTCAAAACCCAATTCAAATATGATCGATCTTCCAAAACGGGTTGGTTCATGTTTTTTCCAAACGACCAAAAAACGGTTCCGTCCGACTGATATGTTTTCCCGGCCACGTCAAAACGCTTTTTGTCGCCTTGACAATATTGATCAATATTTCTTGGGTTAATCTCTTTTTCGTTCCAATCCGGATCGTCGGCCATTATCTTGGCCAATCTTTCAATCTGAAGATCCAACACTTTGTCGGTCGCCGTAATGTCTGCCAACGCGTCGTGTGCGTTTTCCATTGGTTTTCCCGTCCATCTTTGAAAAGTGTGTTCCAACTTGTGTGAATTTAAGATCCGTTCGATCTTCAATGAATCAACTTGGTTCATTTCCCATTGTGGAAATTGGATCCCACAACGGTGAAATTCTTGGATCAACATTGGAATGTCAAAATGATCCGAATTATATCCACCAAGATCACAACCGAAAAGAAAATCCAACAAGGATTTGGCGATATGTTTGAACATTGGTTTGTCTTGGACCATTTCATCCGTGATTCCATGGACTTCGGACGCTTGTGGTGGAATAGGGATCCCGGGATTGATCAAAACGGATTTGGTTTCCTTTGATCCGTCCGGAAGTTTTTTGATGACCGCGATCGAAACGATCCGGTCTTGTTGAATATTGATGCCGGTGGTTTCAAGATCCAACATCGCCAAGGGTTTGTCTATTAACATGATTTTATGGTTTTGATTAATTCTTCAACGATCGACAATGTGACGAAACGCGCTTGTGTTCTCATTCTGTATTCTTCGAAACCGATGTTCCGGGCCATGTTGAATCCGTGTTGGATCGCTAATCGTCCGGAACGCTTTGTCGCGAAATATTGTTGGGCCTTTGGAAGATCCTTGAACGCTTGTGTGTTCTTGATCTGATCTGATGTGATTTTGGTTTCCACGATTCGTTGTTTTTATTGCTTCGACCAATGTTCCGACGCCACGTCATGAACCATCATGTCACACAACATCTTTTCTTCGTTTGACAAAAGATCGTAATTTTTGCCGAACTCTTTGTTCGCGATCTTGTTTTCTGCTTTACTGTAATTGAAATTTTTCATTTGTTTGAATTAAAAAAGGCCACCCGGAAGGTGGCCCGGGTGAATTACTTGTTTCTTTTTGTGATAATGAATCGATAATGTGGGCAAACCAACACGCCGTTCACATAAATCACACGGGCGTGAATTTCCATGTCTTCATTCGTGATCAAGAATGAAAATTCCGATCCGATGTTTCGAATATCTTCGACCTTCAAAAATCTTGTGTCCGGTCGATAGTGAAAAACTTTTTCGATCACGCGTTGGATCTTTGTTTCGAATCCTTGATTCGCTTCGTTCAAATAACCCATCAAACGAATTGTCGGGTTTGCCATTTGACGTTTCGCAAACGCCAATTTCCCTTTTTTAATATCTTCGGCCGTCACCGGCGTAAACCAACGCGCGTTGGCGTGGCGCTTTGACATATACAATTGACGGTTTCTTTCATTGTACTTTTCCAAATTAATCGGATCGTCGATCATTCCTTGATAAAAATCAACTTTTTGTTGCAACTGAAATTCTTGATATTTCGCGAAGTCCTTCAAATATTGATCTTTGAATCCCATCAAAGTCGATTTGATTAAATGTGAAATTCTGTCCATCAATTGACGGTCCCTTTTTTGTTGTGCTTTTGAAATTGTTTTAGTTTCCATTTGTTTGAATTTGTGGATCCCCGAAGGGATCCGATTGTTTGTTTGAATTATATATTTAAAATTTTACATTCGGCATTGAATCCGGTTTTCCATCCCTTGATTGATCTTCCGGTGTTGGAATTATATTTGTGATCAAAGAACAACGCTTCCGTGTTTTCTTCAACTGAAAAATGTTTGTTCACCGGATATTTCCACCAAGAATATTGAAATTTTGTTAATTCAACACCAACGAATGTTGTTTTGTCTTGAATTTCATCACCAAATCGGTCGAAATAAGTTGTGTATAATTCCACGTTAACACCATTGTTTTCGGCATATTCGGCCACTTTTTGAATTGTTAAATTGTCCATTTTTTCCACTTTTTGTTTGTTTGACATACACAAATATACATTTTTTTATGTATTCACCAAACATTTTTTTCAATAAAAAACCACGGTGGATTCCGTGGCTTTTCTTCAAACAAACATGACGATTAAAATGGCAAATCGTCGTGGTCTTCATTTTGATCCAAAAAATCGTCACCGGCGTGTCGTTCGCGTTCTTGTGACTGATTGTTTGATCCGGAAGATGGATTCGCGGATCCATCACCCTTGGACGACATAAATTTGAAATCGTCCACAATGATTTCGGTCGTGTATTTGTCCGCGCCGGATTGATCCGTCCATTTGCGCGTTCGCAATTTTCCGATCACCAAAAGTTTGTCGCCTTTTTTGACATACTTTTCAATGACTTCGGCGCGTTTTCCGTTTACGATTACACGGTGCCATTCGGTACGTGACTTTTTTTCTTGGGTTTGTTTATCCTTCCAATTTTCCGTGGTCGCGATGGACATTTGGGCCATGATCCCGTTTTCGAATTGGTGGATGTGTGGATCGTCGCCAAGGTGGCCCACGATCGTGACTTGTTGAAATGTTGACATTTTATTTGTTTTTAAATTGTGAAAATCCTTTTTGATACCGTTGATATGACCAACCGCGTTTTTTCTTGATCGCGTTCGCTTCGTCGATCGTCATGATCTTGACGACCGGATCTTTTCCCGGGGCAATGGCCACGACTTCAATTTCTGTGGATCCCGGAAGAAGATCAATTCTTTTTGCTGATCGTTTTGCCATTAAAAATTGAATTTTTCTAATATCTTAACCAATAACCCGACGGGAATTGAATTTCCAGCCTGTTTGTATGCTTGATTGTCTGAAACATTAATTTTGAATTTTTTCGAAAAATCTTGAGCGTTGAAACATTCTTTTGGTGTTAATTTTCTGATTTTACCATTTATTAAAATGTTGTGTTCAACACTTAATTGTGTTGTTAAAGTTGGAAACAAACCCATTTCAACAAATTCAATTTTTTTTGAACGAAATTTATTTTTTCCGGTCAATTTTCTTTCCTTTTTCGCTTCTTCGGTTCTTGATTCCTTGATTCTGAAAATTTTATCTTTTTTATTTTCTATCAACAAAAAATTGTCATCTATTCTTGAACCGGCTTTTGTTGTTATCGCGTTGAAATGATTGTCGTTTGTTCTTTTTGGACTGAAATTAAATCCATTTCCAATTTGCTTTTGTTTTATCGTTTTATCAATAAAATATTTAACCTTTTTTTTTGATAAAAAATATTTTTCATCAACTTCCGGTTCTAAACAGTCTTTAATTTTTTTTGTCAATTCCATTGGTTTCGGAATATCGAAAAAATTGTCATTGTCATCGCGGATTCCAACAACAAAAACACGTTCACGATTTTGTGGAATATTATAGTCTTTAGCGTTCAAAACAAAATAATATAAATGATAAGGAACGGAATTTGGATGTGGAAACAAAACCGGGTTTCCGTTGATTGATTTACCACCAAGAAAATCCAACCATCTTCGAAATGTCCTTCCAATTTCATCATTTTTGTTTTTTTTATCATGTGATATTAAACCTTTCACATTTTCAAATATGAAATATCTTGGCCGATTGATATTTATAAATTCATGCGAATTATAAAACAAGACACCACGCGAATCCTCTTCACCAAGTCTTTTTCCAATATTGGAAAATGCTTGACATGGTGGCGAAGTCATGTAAACGTCCAAAGATTCTTTGGGAATTTTACGATCATAAACGCTCTTAGGAAAATATTTTGGTTCACCATAATTCAAAATATATGTTTGACGCGCGAATTTATCCCAATCACACGCGAATTGTTTGTCTTGATTAAGTCCAAGCCTTTCAATAGCTTGATCAAAGGCGCCGACACCACAAAAATCCGATCCTGTTTTTATTTTTTTACTTTTGTTCATTTGTTAATCTGTTTAATGAAAATCCATTTTCCTTGGCCCAATCCGGGTTCAATTCAATTTTCTTGTGTCCCGGATCCGACACCGGAAGAAACCAACGTTCGTCCGTTAACAAATCACCGATCCGTCCTTTCATGTGATGGACTTGTGTGGCTCGTAATTTTGGAAACACACGACATCGATGGTTTTCGGGACGACTTAAAAATTCCAAACGTTTTTGTTGATATTCTTTTTCTTGTTTGGATCGTTTCTTGGATCGTGGCCGAATATAGTGTTTTTTAGTCGTTTTCTTCGGTTTCCCGGCGTTTTGTCCTTTTTTAGCACAAACCCACGAACAAAATTTGTCCGTGGATCTGAATGGCTTGAAATCGGATCTACAAACGGAACATGATTTGATTTCCTTTGGTTGAATCATTCTTCTTCTTCATTTGATTCCGGAACCATTCCGGAATCTTCGTCGTCTTCCGGTTTGCTAAAGTCCATCACGCTTTGGTCCGGATCTTCAAAACCGCCGTCGTTGTCAAATCCTTCGGCTTGATCTTCAACGTCCGTTTGGGCCTTTTTTCTTAAAATTAGATAGTTATAGACTTCATCGGTGATTTCTTCACAAAGTTCACAAACTTCGTCTTCATATCCCAACGCGTCGTCGCTGAATGTGATTTTAGGAACGGTCAATCCGGTGGATCCCTTAATTGGAACACCGATGGATCCCGTGAATGAAACGCCGAACGTGTCGCCGGATCCTTGGAATTGGAAACCACCAACATTCATTCGATCGATTGCGCGTTTGTGTCCTTCGATCGCCTTTTGAAGATAATTCGGATTTTTCTTCAAGTGTTCACGCGCGAAGTCCCAACCTTCCAAAAGTCCAAGACGTGTCGCGAAATACAATTTTAGTTTGTCAACGGCTTCAACGAAATCCGGGTGTGGTTTCGCTTCACAAACCGCCGTGATGTCGGCCGGTGTGATCCCGTTGACGTGATGTGTGATCGTCACGCCGTCTTTGGTCAATTTGAATTTGGTCAATCTAAAATCTTCGCGTGGCATGATGCGACCTTTTTGTTCTTCTTTACTTTTTGACATTTTATTTTGGTTTTTAATTAATTTTGATTTTTTTGACTAAAAATAACAGTCAATAAAACACATTAAAAAAGTGTTTTATTTTTGTATTGTTGTATGCCATTAAAACGGTACGCTCGTACCTCGCCATACAACACACTATAAACAAAATACACTCACTTAGCTTTCGTTACAATCGAAATGCTTACATCCTCACACCCTTTATTTTGCCTTACCCTATCAAGTTCTTTATTGTAATAAATTTCAGCAGCGTTACCCTCCTCCATTTTATATTCTTTGATGGTAGTTTGTATTTGCCCTCCCAATAAAGGGTTTATAAATCTCGTTTCAATTAAAATTCTTAGTTCCATAATTCGTTCGTTTTACTTTGTTTATACTCGTCCGTTATTTTTAATCAAACGGATCGTCATCGATCCGTTTGAACATTTGTTCTTTTTGCCATTTCAACGTGTCACGCGTCATGATTTCCGCGTTGATCCTTTTGTCAAGACTTTCAATATTGCTTTGGATGTCGGATCGCTTTTCAGCCACAAAATATCCGTTTCCGTGTGAAACAACACCCATGATCAAACCTTTGATCCGGATGTGTTGAATGATCTTCCGGAATCTTGGTTCCGTCAATTTATATCCATGATCCTTGAACGCCTTCACAACTTGTGAATTTGTCACGGCGTTTTTTTTGCCGATCTTGGTTTTCAATCTTTTGACCACCAATGGAAGGATCGTTCCTTCTTCATACGGCGTCAATTCGTGTGTGTATTTTTCCGCGCCCGGGATCATTCTTCTTCTCGTTTTGTAAGTTCCAACAATCGTTTGTATTTGACCGGGTGTTTTTCCCGGTAGTGTTCCAAATGTGATTGGCCGGGACAATCACGATCAAGGCCGGACAAATGATCCGCCCGGCTTTGATCATAATGGTGATTCAATTCCTTCCATTCTGTTTTCATGATCGTTCAAATTTGATTGGTGTTGGTATTCCTATTTTTCCAAATGGCACTTCGTGAAGTTGTTCCACCTTTGCTTCGGCGTCGTGTTGAACCGCGCGATTGATTGATTCTTCAATGTATTTCGCTTTATCTTTCAAGTCAACCACGGTTTCGCCGTAAACATAAACCGTTATTGTTGCGACTGCTCTTTTCATATAAAAAATAGTATTAAGATGACACACCAAAGGCCAAAACCGAAAACAAGATCCATGATGTCCCGTGGTTGTCTGAAGATTAGTAAATCGATTAAATTTCGGATGAATGTTTTGATCATGACAAATCTTTTTTGTGGACCACGTCTTCGGATCCAAATTCACGGTTTTCACTTCTTGACCAATTCGTGACAACTTCGCCACGGTCATTTTGGCGCGTTTTCCGGACACCTTTGAAAGTTCCGGTCTTTGGATCCCATCCGTCACCACGATCGATCGGCGTGACCTTTAATTTGGTGACGGTTCCTTCTTCACGGCCAAGGATCTTCACTTGGCCGAAATCTTTGTGGCGATAAACTTCGCCCGGCTTGAAATCGTTGATTGATTTTTCCATTTTTATGTTTGTTTAAATTAATATTTCGAATCATATCCACCCGGAAGGCCATCCCAATCCGGTTCGCGTGAATCTGACCAATCACATTCGGGATTTGTACAATTCACGTTCTTCCATGATATTCCGTCCGTTCCATCATGTTCAACATCACATTCGCAACCACATTTTTCACACCCGTGTTCCATTGCGGTTCCCCATAATAAAACGCCATCTAAAAAATTGATTTTTTCAATGTTTTTGTTTGTTGGATCGTTCGGCCAAATTGAATCCACTATTTCTTCAAAATGAAAGTCATTGAATTCGCGATGGATTGTTCCAATGGTTTTTCCGGCTTCTTGTGTCCAATCCACAAAAAATCCCAATTTGTCCAATCCTTTCAAAATCTGTTTTGATAGTTCTTCCGGGGCCGTTCCGGTTATTTTTGCCAATTGCAAAAACGCGTCGTTCTGTTTGATTTGTAGTTCCATATTTCCACGGTTTGTTTGTTTGTTATGCGAATATACATAAAAAAATGTATTTAATTTATTCTTTTTTGTTTAAATTATTCGATCTGAAGAAGGTTTGTTCAACCTTTCTTGAATCCAATCCGGATCATGCAAATATTTTTTTTGAGCAAACGCCACTAAACACAACGCGTCTTGTGTGGCGCCGGTGACTTTCAGTTCCGGGAAACAGTTTTGAGCGTAATTTTTATATGATCGTTTACGTTCAACCTTGGTCCTTTTGTCTTTTTTGATCCGAAGTCCCAATGAAGATTGCCACGAAATTGGATAAACTTCAACCCACGGAAAACCAATCAATTCGATCACGGTGGTCAATTGTGCGTAATTCTTCAACATTTTATTGATCCCGAATTTTTTTCCCGGCGCGTCATCTTCTTTTCCGCGATATGCTTGGACCTTTTCGATCAACAAGATCGCGTCCGTATATGTTTGACGAAGGTATTTCAAAAAATCATTGATTTCCGAAACCGATTCCGGCATTTTCACGGCCTTAATCACACCGCCGTTCCAATATGCAATCCCACCGGATTTTCCCGGATCGATCGCGATAATTGTTTCAAACTTTTTCATTCAAAGACGTGTTTTGATTCTCTTAATTCCATAAATTTTCGACGCGCCACGATATTTTCAGCCGTCTTAAAAACTTGTTTTCGTGTGATTTGCGACACCGCTTGATCAACGCCGTACATTCGGACCGTTCCGGTCGTGTGCTTTAAGGATTTGCGCTTGGATCGCCTTGTGTCAAGTTTTAAGATCAATTCCGATTGTTCCAACATCGATTCGTCGATCACGTCAAAATCCTTTTCAGTCAACAAACCTTTTTCCATTAAATAATCTTTAACGAAGGACCACCAAGAATTGTCCAGGTGTTCGAAATATTCGTCATTTTCATTCACCAACTCATTGAAGAATTTTTCAAGATCCGGACGTTCCATCTTTGGTTCCGGCTTTTCAAACTTCTTCCAATTGGCTTTGATTTCTTCTTGTGTCAATTTTCGGGATTCGCTGATTTGACGGAATGATCCTTTGTCAAGGAATTTGAATTCTTCGAAATATGTCATTTCCATCAAACGATCTGCTACACGTCCACCATAATTTTCGGCGATTTGTTGGATGTCAAGATTCGTGGTTCCATAAGTCTTCCAACCTTTTTGGATCCAAAGTTCATATCGCTTCAACAACACCCAACGGATCACGTTCAATTTATTTCCGAAGACTTGACGTTCTTTTCCGTCCTTCAATTCTTCACCGATGTCATCAATAAAAAGATTTTTCACGCTGATGAATCGTTCCAATTGATCTTGTGGATCTGAATTCTTGTCGGCCTTCACATAAAACGAACAAAGATCCTTGGCCGTCGTCTTGACGAACACATTTTTGTTCTTGGTCCTTTTCACCCGGTGATGGACCACGTCAAAGAAAAATGATTTCCCTTGGCCATATTTTTGATTGAAGGCGATCAAACCTTTGTTGTGATCCATGTTCCCGGTCACGTTGAAAATGATGTCCAAACATTTTTCATATTTGGATTTCAATTTTGGTGAATCGATGAATTTCGTGACGAAAAACATTTCGGCTTCTTTTTTAAAATTTTGATATACTTTTTCGATCATAACAACGACGCTTTTTGTGTTGGACTGAATTCAAAGTTTCCATCACCATCGGATCCGTTCGGATTTTTGTCCGACGCTTCAACCAAATATTGATTGAATTTAGGTCCGAACAAAGTTGATGGCCGAATGTATTTTTTCATTTTTTGATCATTCTTCCATTGTGCCACCTTGAAGGAAATGACTTTTTTGAAGTCATCCAATTTGAAACCTTCATTGGCCCGGGCCTTTACAAAGTTAAGATTTGACGCCGTAAATTCAAACGGTCGTGAAGTTGGCTTGGATTCGTTCAAAATCCGGATCACTTGTTTTGGAAGATCTTCGATTTCATTTTCAGAAAACAACGTTCTATCTTCTTTTTTACTATTAATAGTATTTATATTACTATATGTCGGATTCAAATCCGATTGGTTTTCGGATGAATTTCCGAGTTGATCCGGATTTCCATCCGACTTCCGGATTTGATTCCAAGTTGAACAAAGATCCGTCAACAAGATAAAATCACGTTTTTGGATCTTGTGGTTTTCGATCAATCCAACCGATTCCAATTTTTTGTAATATCGATACATTGTGTCCGGTTTCGTCGTCACCATTGGAAGGTCTTCAACGGCTTTTGTTTTTGACGCGAAATAATATGTTTTTTTGTTCACGATCACACGTTCGGCCCAAATCGGAAGATTCAACATCCATTCAAGGACGTAAACTTCCGGAAGGGACAATTTGTGTTCCATCATGAATTGATTGTCTATGTTTGAAAATCTTCGCATTTTATTTAATTGATTTTGATTGGAAAATTCGTTTCGCTTCTTCAAGATCTTCACATTGTTCCAAAGTTTCCAAGATGAATTCCAACGTGAAGGCGTTTTCGGTCAACTTCATTGGTGTCAATCGTTCACCCAACCACAACAACAATTCGTTGTTGTTTTTAAAGTTTGGATAAAAAGATTTTTCACCGGTTTCCGTGTTATAATACGACCTTTTTGTTGGATAAAAATTGTGAATTCTTTGGATCTGAACGTGGATCCCATTATTGAAGACTTCGTGATTTATCTTCCATTTGTTCAATTTATCCAAGAAGTCTTGACAAAGTTGTGTTTTACTTTTCATCTTCAATGATTTTGATTGCTTCCGTCATTGCTTTTGTCAAATGAATTTTGTCGGCCGTTGGGATCTTGAATTCAAAAGTGTTGATCGGTTGATATATGCAGTCATTCGGAAGAACGGCCAATTCATTGTTTTCCGCTTCGACAATGAAACGATATTTCCACGGCTGATCCAACAATTCCGGATCACCAAGATCGTCCCGGATTTCGTCCATTTCGGCTTCACATGGCGCGTAAATTATCACTTCACCAATTCCAACGCCACACAACA